TGGGGAGTTGCACCACGAGCCAGCCGACGCCGCCCGCGGTGCCGATAATGGCTGCGGTCAGAACTGCTGCGGCGGTAGCCTCGAGAACCTGCACGCGGCTGAACTTGCGCCGTTCCACATACGGTGGCGGCTTTGGCTCAGTCCTCACGACACGGGCAGGTGGCTACCTGGTCAGTCTGCTGAGCACTTCTACCGCACACTGAGCAGGCTGACGGCAACATCCACGTACCCACCAGACTTCTGAGTCTCCTCCGGCACGCTGGCATACTTCCAGCGGGTGCCGGTTGGGGCAATGTTGGTCACATCCGACTGCCCTTCCCAAACGGTGGAGGGAAGGAGGAAGGATTGATGGCCACCATCTTGCAGACGGTAATGATCACGGATCAGCTTGGTTTCAGTTTGAGTCAGATTCTCGTAGCTGAGCTCCATGCTGATGCCATGCCTAGTGGTGCCATGCAGGAACCTGACATTGCCACCACCCCAGCCGGTTTCAATCGTGACGGGGTACACGCCCAGACCATACCGGCGGGCGACAGGGGCCAGGCTGGGGAAGTTGGCCATCAGTTCTGCAGCGTGATGGTGCTCGCTCCAACGCTGAAGGTGGCACTGGTGGCGCTTACGTCACCGCCGAAGTCAATGTATGCCACCAGTTCATCGGCACTGCTGGCCCCACCGCGGCTCTTGTAAATCACGCCAGCAGCAGCGGTGAAGGTAGCTGCTGCCCAGTCCACTGCAGCAAACGCCAGCGTCACCTTGTCATTGCCCGTGTCTTTAGTGACTGTGCATGCTGTAGCCGCACCACCAGTGGTGTAGCCATTGCCATTGGCCACTTCATTGGTCACGTCATCTCGCTTGTCGTGCGTGTCTTTATCAGCGGTGTAGCTGGAGGTGACCAGCATCAGATTGAAGGTGTCCGCACCAAAATCGATATTGTTGTTTGCCAGATCCTCGATGCAGGAGTTATAGATGAAGGATGCCACTGGCTAAAAGGTTGTTCTATGCCTCTAGGCTAATCACCTGTTGCAGTTCCACCTTCAATCGTGCTGGTAGCTGTGGCAGTGATGCCGTCTAGCGTGGCACCTCCAGTGGCAGCGCCAGCAGCCAGTGATGCGGTCAAGGTGAAGGTGTCGCCAGTGGTGCCGAAGGTGCCGCCAGCAATTGAGGTGGTGACGGTGGCCGTGATGCCATTTGCAGCGGCAGCAGCACCAGGGGCGAACGTGATCACCACTTGAGCATTGAGACCACTCAGACTGATGGCCTCAAACGGCACACTCTCAAGCACTACCTCCACGCTGTGGCCAGCGCAAGGGATATCGTCCACCACCGGCGGCTCAAGGTATCGCCACTGGTATCCCGTCAGCGTGTAGTCCGCCGCATCGCTCACGCCACTAAGCAGCTGGGAGGGAATGGTGAAGGGCAGATACTCACCCTGCTTGCTGGTGTAGTGGCTGAGGATGCTCAGCATGTTGGCTTCAGTGAGGCTGATGAAGCTCAACCTGAGCGTGCTGGCCATCATCACATTGGAATGCCGCACCCGGCCCTCCAATCCATTCCATGCGCGGAAGGCGGTGTGCGGGTATTCACCAGGGGTGAAGACGCGAGAGCTGGGGATCAGCGCAGGAAAGGCGGTCATAACTGATTAGCTGATCAGCAATGGAGGCGGAATAAGCTCACCCCCAGATGTAGCAAATGAAATCGTGACAGTACTCTCCATCACCCCATATTGGGGAATGGTAAATCCTCCGCCTGTTGCTATGGCGCCACTGTAGTAGTCCTGAAGTGTGTCATCAGGTTTGATGTACGTTAGCTTTGCTGGCAGTGTTTCGACGCCTCCACCTACGCCACACGGCTTGGTTGTAACGCCGCCCCCTGCGTCGTAGATCGTGAATCCCTTCATTACAATGGTTTGTGTGCCGGTGTCTGCATAGTTAGTAATAGAGTCAATCCTCCCGTCTGCGCACCAATAGATCGTACGGGTAGCTTCGTATCCCCACGTAATAACTACCGTCGTGGCCGTGCCGAGGTCAATCTCTTTGCCAACAACATCAGCCCAGGATCCACCAGAAGCTGTAAGCGTATCTGCAATCTGCTCCTCGCCACTAGGGCACCTAAACCTGAAGCTGATAAACTTGCCACTGTAAGTATCTCCACCCAGTGCTTCGGGTGGCGTCAGCGGTATTGTGTAATCTTCCACCTCTTCTTCGACGGCGTTGGCTTCGTCGCCAATGTTGCCGATCACGCGAATGATCGTTGCACCTGCGCAGATGCCAGCAGGTGGCGTGAGCGTATCGCCGGGGATTGCCGGGAGTCCGCCCATTGGACCAACAGGAGATGCATCTTTGAAGTCTGTTTGATTCTCGGCAGCCTCGCCAATACCAGCACCACCGCCAGAACCACCACTAGACCCGCCGCCGATATCATCAAACTCAATGTCATCTAGCACAATCTGCTCACCAGCATCCACGGCTACATCCGTGCCAATATCAAACCCACCAGGATCAAACGCATCACCCGGCACAATATACTCCTCAGTGGGGATTGTGTTATCCGTAGGAGAGTTGATATCGCAGCCCACGCCGGTGGCATTGGTATCCAGCAGAATGCCAGTGCCCGTGGCATTGGTCACCAGCAGTGACACGATGCTGCGATCCTGGTCATCAATCGGGAAGTGGCTGCATTCGTAGCTCACGTCCCCGGCCAGCGTCTTGCTGATCCGCTCCACCTGGTACAGGTAGTCATGGCTTGACTGGCCGCCACCACTGGCCTGCCGGCTCAGCTTCACCCGCACAATGTCTCCCACCGTCAGGATGCGATTGTGCGCCTGGGGCCGGGCAGCAAACCTCACCGTGTGCGTGACATACGTGCGGCGGGCCAAGATGTAGGCGCCCACCTTCACAGCATGGAGCTCGGTGGTGCAGAACTCGCTTAGGTCATGCGACTCATACGGGCCAGTCTCGGCCGTGTTGATGAAGCGCACCTCAGCGGTGCGGATGATGGCAGCATCATCCTCGAGCTCTTGCCGCCAGGTCATCTGCGCCACGAATGGCTGCCGGTCGGCCCAGCTGGTGTACTCAATCTCAAAGGTGCCCGGCAGGATCAGGCTTTCATCAAAAACGTACTCTGGCGTGATGGCTGTGGTCTTCAGCGTGCCGTTAGTGTTGACCGGCAGCAGGGGCCGCAGACCCTTCTTCCCGCCCACATTGCTCTCACCCAGCAGGAAGTACGGTGCCCAGCCGGCAATAAAGTCGCTGTAATTCTGAGCCTCCTGAATCCAGCAGTTGCACAGGAACTGATTAGCCTCAATGAAAGTGGCTGCACTGGTGAAGGCTGCCGTATCAATCAATGCTGAGGGCACCCGGCTGCTATTGATCAGGATCCAGCGCACCAGGTCAGCAAAGTTATCGCTTGGCCCAGTCACGCTATCCGTCAGCCGGGTGACCCACATCCCACCGCGGATAAAGATGTGCACCTGCCGCTTCCACTGATCAAAGCCATCAGGAATGGTGACCTGGAAGCTGAGCGTGGTTATGCCTAGGTACAGGCCAATCGAGCCGCAGATGTAGCTGGCTTCCGGCTTGTCGTACCCATCGCGCTCCACGATGTAGTTGCCCGGCAGCCATGTGCCAGCGCGGCGGTTGTAGGTCTGGGTATGGCTGCCCACCCGGCAGGCCCGCTGAAACACATCCTTTACCGGGATAGAATCTATCTGGCCCTCGCCCAGCACCAGCAGATACGACGCGGTGACCGCATTGCTGGTGTCATTCTCAAATCGGCATTCCGATGCACCAGGGCTGATCAGGATCCCACCAGCACCATTGCGCCTGCGGGCGAAGACAATGGGAACAGGCTCGCCAAACTCAATCGAGCGCTGATCGGTATCCAGCCGGCCACCACCAGCGGCACCATCCTGCTGCGATGGATTGGGCACCTGGCCCGCCTGGATGGCGAGCAGGGCAAGCGGATCGGATGCCTTCAGCCAACTCATAGCCTGCACCCCTTGCCCATGATCTTGGTGGTGAACTTCCGCGGCGGGATCTGCGCACCCACCGGGCTGAGCGCATTGCCCAGCTGAATGGTCATGCTGGTGAGTCCACCACTGCCGCCCACCACCTGGCCGGTGAACGCTGCCACCAGCTCCTGCGCAGCCTGCGGTGTGCTGTTCCCCAAGATGGTGTCAAACTGGTAGATGCTCAGATCCACCAGCCGGCCCTTGCTGATTGCTGCCTCAAAGGCTTGCATTACCAGCGTGGTAGCTGGTGCGGTCACGGTGATATCCGTCTCATCGCCACTGATGCCAGCGGTGATGCCATCCGCAATGAAGGGCACGTACTGCCAGCTCTGGCTATCCCATGAGACGGTGCTGCCGCCGTAGTAGCTCTGCCACCGCTGGAAGGTAATCCCAGTGGGGTCATAGATGCGCAGGTACTGGGATTGTGCCCTGGCCATTAGGACCTCCCAAGCGCGATGCGTGCGGCAGGTGTCCGCAGTCTGCCGATCACACCATCAGCGGTCACGCGCATGGCCTTCTCTAGATCCTCCATGCGGACGTAACGCTGCCCTTCAAACTCGAGCACTGGCCCAGTGGTGATATTGATCACGGGCGCTCGGCTGCTGCTGCCACCGCTGGAGGAGGGGATCACATCAGCACCACGGGAGCCAGCGAGGAATCGACTCGAGGCGGTGGCCATCTTGCTCTCGGGGATGATGTATTCCCGCTCTGAACCCTCGCCCACCATCGCCAGCGTGGGCCGACTGACTAGGCCACCTTGGGCAAAGGCAGGGACGGTGAAGGTGGGAACAAATGGCAGATCAGGACCAGGCAGGGAGTTGAAGCCTGCAATCAAGCGATTGATCATGCTGGCGATGCTGTTGATCCGGCTGGCCACGTAACCCAGCAGGCCATTGATCACCGCCTTCACCCCATTCACCACGCCGTTCCATACCCGGCTGACGGCTTCTGCGGCGCTATTCATCACCTTCGGCAGCAGGTCCATCACAGCGGTCCAAGCCTTACTGATCGGATCCACCACGTAGGTCACAAAGCCCTTGCCGATGGCCTCCCACACGCCCTTTACCCCATCCCACCAGCGATTTGCCCCCGCCACCATCAGGCCGCCAATCGTTTCAAGGCTAGAGCTCACGAACTCAACCAGGCCGTTCCACAGCCCAGCCCAGAACTCCCTAATCGGTTCACCCCAGTTCCACAGCCAAGCCACGAACTTCATTAGCGGCTCGCGGAAGGCGATGGCCATCGCCACCACCGCAGCCACTGCCAGCACGGTCCAGCCGATGGGGCCAGAGAAGAACGCCAGCAGGCCAGGCACCAACGTCCCACCAACCCACGCCAGCAGGCCACCTAGCGCCGCTTTGACCGCCACCACGGCAGGGCCCACGGCTCCAAGCCAGCCAGCAATCGTGGCACCTATCTGAATGCTGCCGAGCAGCATCAATGCATTGCCAATGCCCGTGATCACTGAGGCCACTGGCCCTGCTGCCAATGCCAATGCACCTAGGGCTACCACTGCCGTCTGGATTGGCTCAGGCAAAGCAGCAAAGATCTTCAGCAGCTCAGTCAAGCTCTTCACAAATGGCGTGAGGATTGGCAGCAGGTTCTCACCCAGCTCAGTCCGCAAATCCTTCAATGCCTTGTCAAACTCCTGCATCGGAGTTGGTGGCGGCGGCACAATCTTGTTGAGCTCTGCAGCGGCGCGTATCATCACGTCAGTGGTGATCTTCCCTTCGCTGCCAAGCTTCTTGATCTCAGACGCAGACACACCCATCACCTTGGCCACTGCCTGACCGACAGCCGGCATCCGCTCCATGATTGAGCGCAGCTCATCACCCTGCAGCTTTCCAGAGCCCAGCGCTTGGCTGAGCTGCAGCAGCACTTCACTGGTGTCATAGGTGGATAGGCCCACCTGCTTGGCGGCCTTGTTCACCCCAAAAAATACCGTCTCAATGTCCTTCAGACTCACGCCCATAGGCCTGAGCCGGCCGTAGAGATTCGTCACAGCATTTCGAGCTTCAACATTGCCGAGGGCAAATTGCTTTGCTGCCCGTGCTGCCACGTCCGTGACGCCGTCCACTTCGCCATAACTCTTGGCTAGGGCGTTGATGCGGACTGATGCGGCTTGCGCCTCAATGCCTGCGTTCAGCAAATCGCGGCCAAGAGTGACCAGCCCTACGGTTGCCGCCACATCAGCCACGCCCCGCAAAGCGCCCTTCATCTGGCCAAAGGGCGAGAGGGTCTGACCAGCTTTCGTGCCAATGCCAGACAACTCTGCACCAAGCCGCTGCAATGCATTTGTGCCATCAACCTTG